TTTGAGCTTGATGCCATAGTGAGAAGGATAGTTGAGGCAGGATCGGCAGAGGTTGTTTCATTGACAGAGGTTACGACTGATACAAGAACACAATGGGAGTCGGGAGTTCAGTGGCAAGAGGGTGTAAGTTGGAAGTAAACAAAAATAATTAAAAGGGGGGAAATGAGGAATGTCAGAAAAGAAGAATGTGAATTTGCAGGATGAATTTTTAAAATCACAAATCAGAATGAACAATGCTAATGCGGAGAATATTGAGATTTATAATAATGAAAGAAAAGAAGATGGCAAGAAAACTGTAGATACTATTAAGATACCACTCGAAGAACAAATTAAACCACCTTCAAAGAAATCTCTTGTTTCTTTTGAATCTGGACATTATAAGGAAATAAATGGTAGGTGGAAAGGTGACAGTGTTTGGTGTCACTTCTATAAAGAATCTGGAGGTATGGTTCATATTAACAAAGATAAGGTTGAGTATATTGAGGACTTTGAATAAAATAAGATGGATTGTACTGACGTAGCGACAACTAAACCACTTGCGCTTTCATTGTTTGCTCAGTATGCTGTAGATAAGCGGTTACTTGGCAAGCCAGTTACTACTTTGGCGCGTATGGCTGGTTTGACCGTTAATGATGTATTTACTAAATTAACACCGGAGTTAGAGAAGAATGATCTTGAGCAAACCATAAGATATGCTGAGGTTGGTCTTTCTTATATAGCAGTAATAGACAGGAACAGGTTAAGACAGGAGGTTGGTAGGGAATTTATCAAGACAATGGACTTGATAATTACTCGTATAAATGAGGGTCTTAACTCTAAAGAACATTGGATAAAGCGTAAGGCGATGAAACTTCATGCATATCTTATGGATGAAGCTGGAGAGAAGAAAAGATTTGTTGAATCTATACTTGTTGATGATGCATACAAAAGGATACAGGAGAGTAAGGAGAACATAAGTAAGTTGGAGAAAGAGATTCTTAATTTTGAACTGAACAATACTACTGGTGTTTTTGAGGCGAATACGATAACTGATGCAGCTTCTGTCGGATGAACAAAAAGAATTAAGGCAAAAATACAAAGAAAATCATTACTTACTTTGTAAGGATTTGCTTGGTTATAAAGACCTCACCGTAGGTTTTCACTGGAATCTTGTCTGTAAAAAACTCAACGAACAAAGAAAAAAATCCATACGGCTCTGGCTGCTTCCACGTGGTCATTTTAAGACGACAATCTTGACTATTGGGCAAGGTGTCCGACTCCAACTTAACAATCCTGCAATTCGTATTGCGATTGTATCAGGAGTCCTGGCGAATGCCCAGACGATGGTTACAGCCATAGGAAGCCATTACCTGACGAACGACAAATTTCGTTTGTTCTTCCCTGATTGGTGTCCTGTAAAGCCACAAGCACCAGAGACTGTATGGACGAAAAGTAATATTGAGGTTCCTAATAGATATTCAGATGGTGGACTTCGTGTTATGGAGAACACGTTTGAAGCATTTGGGGCTGATTCAACATTAACTTCTCGACACTTTGATTGGATAATCCTTGACGACTTGGTTACTAGAGAAAATACGACCACCGCCGAGCAGATGGAGAAAATAAAAGATTTCTTCAAGGCATGTTTTCCTCTGCGTGATAATCCTAGAACACCAATGGATGTGGTTGGTACTATATGGGATGATAATGACTTATATATGGACATGATTGAAGGTCAGTTTGGTGAAGATATAGAAGTCATTAAGTTCCCTTGTCGTATCAATGGAAAACCCATATTTCCTGAACGGTATCCAGAAGGTGAGCTAAAAGAAATTAAGAAGAAAATGGGGACATACCTATTTTCTTGTTGTTATGAACTTGATCCTGTACCGGAAGAATCACAAATATTCAAGCCTAAATATTTCCAATATTTCACGATTAATCCTGCAACTGGGATGATTAAACGTGATGATGGTGCGGAGCTTCCGGTAGGTGATTGTTTTATGACAATTGATGGAGCCACTGAGGATGGTAATGATTATTTTGCTATAGTTATAGGTATGATGGATTGGCAGAATAACATATATATACTTGATGCTTGGTGGGAACGAGAGACTTGTGATCCGGTTAAGTTCCTTGATAAGATAGTTGAAAAATATTTTAAGTGGTCTTGTGTTAAGTTTGCTGGACAAAAGTCTCTTATTGAAAAGATGTTAATGTCTTTTCTCAAGAAGAAGATGAAAGAAGATAAGATTTACCTTCAGTGGGAGGCTCTTGGTAAGAATACCAAGGAGAACAAAGAATTTTCCATAAAGAAATTACAACCGTGGTATGAGGCCAGTACAATATGGCATAATGTAACTTTGGAAGATACGGAGTTTGAGAATGAACTTACAAGATTTCCCAAAGCTAAACATGATGATCTTCCCGATTGTGAACAAATGCTTTTGGAAATACTTAGGCCATCTTCTAAAGTCAGTGAGGTTAAAAATTATGATCGCAATTCAATCGAAATGTGGAAAAGAAGGTTGAAACGTGCTTTAGGAAAATATCCTAGTGAAGCAACTGAAGCATATATTGATACGAGGACATATTAATGGCTAAGAAACGTCAAAATGATGCGTTGATTTGGAAAGAACGCATTGAACGTAGCAAAAAAGTTCGCAAAGAAAAACTTAAAGATGCCAAGAAGTATGTCCAGTTTTACAAGGGAAACCAGTGGATTGATAAGAAAACCATATTTAAGGAAAAACCTGTTGTAAATTTAATATTTCCTCATGTTAAAAGCCAGATTCCGTCATTGTATTTCCAGAATCCTAAATGGTTTGTTAGACCTACTGGAAAAGATGCGCTTGATTGGTTGAAAAATGCTCAAGTTGCTGAATATTATCTTAATCATTATGCTAATTATAATCTTGGATCATCTATAAAGAAACATATAAGGGCTGCAATACTAGATGCCTTCTTTATGTTTGGTGTCATTAAGACTGGATATGTACCAGATATTGAAGTAAATGACAATTATGGTAAATTCAAGATTAAAGGTTATGATGATAGTAATAATGAAATATATGAAACAGATAAATCTGGTAATTTTATAAAGGATGAAGATGAAGAAATAATAAGTTCTGATAAGTTCTTTTGCAAGAGAAGATCACCAGCAGCATTTTTGTTCGATCTTGAAGAAGAAACATTTATTGATGAAGGCAGATATATTATTGAACAAATACACACAAGTTACAAATCTTTTATGAAGGATAAGAAATATACCAACAAGAGTGAACTTAAAGCATCTTATTCTGTTAAGTCTGGACTCGATCTTGACGATAAAACATTAAGAAGGAAAGATGGTTACGATGAACTTGTTGATGATATTAAAAGGTTGGTTATTTATGAGATATATGATATTTTTAACGATGAAATAATTTGTGTATCTGATGGTTCGGATGAAATACATAGGAAGGATTCTACACCTGATGGAGTTGACAAACATCCATATTCTTTCTTGTATTTTAATTTAATACCTGATGAAATATATCCAATGTCTGATATTAAACCACTTAAACCAATACAAGAGGAATATAATATTGGACAAGCAATGATTAACACACATGCCAAAAGGTTTGGTAGAAAATATGTAGGAAATAAATCTGTTTTTGGTGATGATAATTGGGAAAAATTAAAAGACCCAGAAGATGGAACATTAATTGATATTAAGGCTGATCTTCCACTTAACAAATATTTAGATGTTGTTCCAGATGCCACTCTTGATCCAGCAGTATTTCAATACTTTGTTGCTCAAAAAGAGAACTTCTGGCAGGTAGGTGGTGCTAATGAGTATGATCGTGGTGGAGTTGAAAGACGTAAAACTGCTTATGAAGCATCGAAGATTTCACAAGGTTCTGAAATAAGGAAAGAAGATCGCAGATCACTTGTTGAAGATTTTGCTCAGAATATTGGATGGAAACTCCTTTATTCTATGCAACATAATATGAGCGTTGGAGATGCAATAAATATAGGTGGACAAGGTAAGGCTGCAAATTGGATACAAGTACAACCTGATGATATAAAAGGTAAATTTGTTGTTTCGGTAGAAGTTGGAAGTACAAGTCCAAAAATTCCAGAGAATGAACGTGCTGATTTTATGCAATTTATTCAGATACTTCCAACATTTCCACCCGAAGTTATACAGACTAAAGTTAATTTTAACGGACTTTTTAATGCATTTGCTAGAATGTTTTCTACCTTTACTGCTGAGGAAATTCTTAATGATGAAACACAAGAAGCTGCTGCTAAGAAGAAAATGATGCAGCAGCAGATGATACAAAATGCAATAGCTAATATGGGGAATGTTGGGCCTTCTAAGGCTGCAAGTCAACCTGCTCCGAAAGGAAAGAATCGTGCCTCTGTTTGATTTTGCTTGTGAAGAATGTAATGTTGTTTTGTATGACCAGTATAGGAATCATAGTGAAATGCATGTTGAGGCATTTCCTCATTGTCCTAAGTGTGGTGAAAAGACTAAGGTTATGTATCAAACAGTTACACATAGTACAAGAAATTTTGAAGCACAGTGGGTGCGTGATATAGATGATAAACCTGTATTTGTTCGTAATCGTAGTGAACTTCGTGATGCTATAGAAAGACATAATGATACAGAACTTGCATCTAAACAGGGTAGATTGCGAACATATGAACCTAAGTTGACACGGAGAGAAGTATGAGCGATTTGTTGTTAGAACAACAATTGTTTGCTAAAAATATAGCTAGATTGATATATTACCTTAATAATATGGGATTTGAGGTTACGTTTGGTGAAGCACAAAGAACTCAAGAGCAAGCCGAAATATATGCTAAACAAGGAAAAGGATCAAAATTTTCAAATCATATAATTCGTCTTGCTATTGATTTAATGCTTTTTAGGGGTGCTATATATCTTAAGAGTTGTGAAGATTATGAGATAGCTGGTAATTTCTGGAAATCCCTTCATCCCCTCAATAGGTGGGGTGGTGATTTTAAGAGTAAAGATGGAAACCATTTTAGTATGTTATGGCAAGGGAGGATGTAATGTTTAAGAAATGGATTATGAATGTTCTTATAGGAATTGACCAACTTGGAAATGCTATTTGGATGGGTGATCCAGATGAAACAATTTCCTCCAGACTTGGAAAATTAAAGGTGAAAAATGGAGGTAAAATTCCATGGTGGCCTAATCCACTTGCAAAAATCATTGATTTTGGACTTGATAAAATAGATAAAAACCATAGTGTTGATGCTATTGAAAAAGATGAGGGAAAAGAACAAGTAGTGGAGGACTTATGAAAACATGGATTAAAGGATTGGTGAGTGCAGCAATTGGTGCAGTAGCTAATTCAGTAACGGTAATTGTGGTTGCTCCTGAAACTTTTAACTTGCAAGATGGGTTGCCAAAACTTGCTTCTGTTGCTGCAGTATCAGCTATAGTAGCTGTAGCAAGTTATCTTAAAAAGAGTCCGTTACCAAACTAAAACCTATTGGGGGAATGGAGGAATAAAGATTATGAATAGTACAGAAAAGATTTCAGAAGATGGAAGAACCTTAACAGTCTTTACGGAAGATGATGATTCTTCCATAAAAGAAGATGATGGTAATGATGAGCATGCTGATACTGGTGATGATAGTATTGATGCTCTAGTTAATTTCGATGTTTCTAAGGTTCCAGATGAACATCGGCCAATGTTTGACCAACTTGTTGATGCAATAAAACAGCAGAAACTGTCCATTGAGAATCTGAAAACGAGGTCAGATTTCGCAGATGTGATGAGGACGATGCTTGAAACATCAAAAAGCTCTGCTCAAACGGACAAGGATAAGGAACCACCTAAACGGGAGAAATTGGCTGACAAACTGAAATTTGCCGCTGATGATTATTATGCGCCATTTTTTAAGATGATGGCTGAGGCTTTTGATAATCTCACTGACAATATCAGTGGATTTGCGCGAAACGTGGAGAACGAAACGGAGCAAGCGTTCAAGGATCGTGTAGGTCAGTACATCCAAGACAATGGAGTTTCCAAGGAAGTTCTCGCCAAAATGGACGAACTTGCTTCTACCCTTGGTAATTCAAAATTGGGGTATAGGAATCCAGCTTTTAGGGATTTAACTAAACTCCACCGTTTAGCTTGTAGTGAACTTGGGGTTAGTTTCAAGAAAGGTGAAAAATCTTCTGAAAAGAAGAAGGATGACAATCCACCTAAAAGGAAACCCAATGATCCTAAGAAGCGTATTGAGATGAACAGTAGCAGACGAACTGAGTCTGAGCCGAAAAAAATAACTTCTATGAAAGATGCTTTTGAAAAAGCCAAGGAAGATTTGGCTAGTAGATAAAGCAAGAAGGAGGGCAAAATGCCAGTCAACTCGATTACTTACAACTTTGACGATCTTCTTTCAAGCACTTGGATGAATTATCGTGATAAGTTGTACGAGAATATTTTTAATGCGTGTCCTTTTTTCTATTGGATTCACGCAAATGGTCGTAAACGGACTGAGGATGGTGGTGAAAGGATTGTTATTCCTTTGGAATATGGGAAGAATGATACCATCAAATCTATGACAAGTGGATATGATGTTGTTGATACAACTCCGCAGGAAGGCATTACTTCTGCTTATTTTCAGTGGAAGGAAATTGCTGGTTCTACCACGATTTCAAATAGAGAACTTGCTATAAATCAGGGTTCTCATAAGATTATTGATCTTCTCCAACAGAAGGCCAATAATACGGAAATGTCCATGACTGAAATTGTCAATGCTATGATGCTTGCATTTTCAGCAGGTAATGGCGGTCATGATCTTACTCCATTGTTTAAACTTATTCAGAAAACTCCTACTGGTTCCGATACAGTTGGTGGTATAAATCAGTCCACGTATGCATGGTGGCAGAATCAGATTAAATCATCTACTGCTACTACTTGGGCTGGATTTATTGCTGAAATGCTTCACCTTTATCTTTCCTGTTCTAAGGGTGGGTCGAAAGGTAAAAGGAGTTTTCCTGACCAGATTTTGTGTGATATGCGTTATTATGAAGCATATGAAAATGCTTGTCGTGCAAAGGGTCAGATTGTTATGACAAATGAAACAGTAGCAGACCTTGGCTTTGGTGGATTGAAGTTCAAGGGAGCGACCCTTATGTGGGACGAATATGTTCCTTCGGTGAATGATGAAGTTGCAATTACGGTTGATACTGTTGATACTTATTGGTCTAGTTACAGTAAATCAACTGCGGCTTTTATCAATTCAGAGTTTATAGAACTTGTTGTAATGAAAGGACAGGATTTTACGATTGGCCCATTTATTCAGCCTGAAAACCAGAAAGCAAAGACTTCACTTATTTATCTTATGGGTGAAATGTGTTGTTCCAACAGGCGGAAACAGGGTGTTCATTACAATGTTTCTCAGTCTATAACTGCATAAAAATATAAATAAAAAGGAGGTTGTGTAATATGTTGTTCACTCGACTGAATCGTACTGATCCTGAGAAAGTGTTTATGAATGTTAAAGCAGGTGAAGCACTTCTCATTGGGCGTCCGGTTGCCCTTCATTTCAGTGGTACTGATGATGGTAAGGCCGGATATCTTGCAGATGCAGCTACTGATGGTACTCTTGTAGTTGGTCTTGCTGATAAGGCAATTGCTTCTGGTGCTTATGGTCTTGTTCAGTGCTATGGTTATCGTTCTGATGCTCAGATAATCAATGCTTCTGATGCGGCTGCAAACTGCGGAGCAATTATGGCGATTGGTTCTGCTTCTTCCGGTCATTTGTATATGTCGGTATCGGTTGGTGCAGCTACGGCAGATCAGCCAGCATTTGTTCTTGCTCTTTCTGCATCTAAAACAACTTCTACTACACTTTATACTGGGGGAGTTTTCATCAGGTGCATGTAACAGTTTACAGATGCTGTTCTTGTCATAGAATAGTTACCGATGTTGAATTGGAGAAGTACGGGAAATGCCCCTTTTGCTCTGAAACCAGAGTAACGGGGGCAAACCCCAATAAGTTTGAAATTTTTAAACTGTTTTTTAGACTGTTATTCTTTAATCCAAAGGAGGGGGATAAAGATGGAGGAAATTAAGAAGAAAAAAGTAATGGTTGCAACTAATTTATATCAAGTTGATCCGATTGTTTATTCTGGACATGCACAACTTTTTTATAGACTTGGTAAAGCTATTGAAAACAAATTAAGTAACATGGCAGATATAGTTTTTACTGCTCCATGGAGAACACCAATTGATAAAGGCAGGAATGATGCTGCCGAATTGGCATTATATTATGAATGTGATTACTTATTTTTTTATGATGATGATATGTATTTTCCAGATGCTAATAAAATAATTCAGCTAATTAAGAGAATGATTGAAGATAAAGAAGATAGGATTCACATTCTTCAAGCAGAGGCTTTTATTCGTGGTTATCCGTTTAAACCTATGTTGTTCAAGTTGTACGATGTTGGTGAAAACAAGAAAATGAAAGCATTTGAAGATTATGAGGATTTTATAGAAGAAGATGGTCTTGTTAAATGCGATGCAGTTGGTTGTTGTTGTACTATAATTGATACAAGATTGTTTAAAATGACACCTAAGCCATGGTTTGTAACAGGAACAGGACATACTGAGGACATATATTTTTGTGTAAAAGCAAACCATTATAATGGTGGAGTTGGTATATATATGGATACAAATGTAAGTATTGGTCATTTGCTAGACAAGATAATACTTACAAAAGAAAATAGACCAATATTGAAAGAAATACATGAAAAATATAATCTTAATCAGTTGCTTTTGCCTGATCCAACATTTATACCATTGCAGAAAATGGGTAGAACAATGCAATTTGATTTCGATCATCGTGAAAACCCTCTAATAAGGGAATGCATACCAATTAGAAAAGAGGAGGTAACAGAAAATGGCTGATGAAGTTTGGGAAAAAAATGAAATTTATGTTAAGCACGGAAAAGGACTTAGGCAGTATCCATTTTCTTTTGGTAAACTTGTAAGTAGTGATGGTACTGTTGTTGGATCGGGAATGGTTCCTGATGGTGATGCTATTTATAACTATGATTTGCTTGCTACAGAATACGATTGTCCTCAAGATTTCGATCCGGTAATTGATCCACCTTTTTTGAATACTCCTGAGCTTGCAACTGGTATTATGGAAAATTCTGGACAATGGTAGATTGGGGGGTATTATGGTGAAACTTACGGAGGAAGAAATTAACAAATGTGAATACCTTAATGCTGGTTGTGGAACAGTAAGGTATGATGATTGTGTTAACATGGATGTTTCAGACAATAATGCATTTGTTGATTTGGATGTAGTTGGTGATGTTCTAAATATACCGTTTCCAAATGAAAGATTTAAAGGTGTTATATTTTCACATGTTTTAGAACATTTACCAAAGATTCAACATAAAAGAGCAATTCTTGAAATAAGAAGGGTTCTTAAACAGAATGGTAAGGTTTATATTGAGATACCTGATCTTTTGTCAGCTTGTGAGTTTTTTGTAGAAAATAATACAGGTCGGAGAGATTATTGGTATCAATGTATTTATGGAAGAAACGAATATGGTTCAGATCAACATCTTTCTGGACTTACAGAACAAGACCTTACCGATCTATTGTTTGATTGTGGATTTGGACATTTAGAATGGCTTGATCTTGATAAAGGTCAAGCATTGTTGGCAGTAATGGCTTATAAGCTGGATGAATTGCCATCGGAGAGATTATGAGTACATTAGATCAAATATATCAGAAGGTATATGCTAAACTTATTCAGGAAGTTGGTAGTTTTGAATGGTGGACTGAAGCCGAAGTTAAGCAGAATATCAATGATACATACCGTGAAACTTGTAGGGAAACTGAATGTATTTTAAAACGTGATGATGATACAACGCATACAGTTGCTGAACAAGTCGCATATGATATTCCATTACCTACAGGATATTCTGATATATTGAATCTTAAAAGAGTTTGGTACAATAATGAACCATTATCTCCTACTACTCCAAATGAACTTGATAAATTACTTTACGATTGGAGAGAAAGGGATAGCGGTAAACCATTTTGTTATTATTATGCACCTGGTGAAGAATTAACAAAGGTAAGTTTGTTTTATAAGCCATCAACAGCAGGTATTCATGTAGCTATGGAAATGTCACTTATTCCAGATGAAATGCTAGATGCTGGAAGTCCATTGTTTATATTCAAAGATGGACTTATTCTCTTTGATGCTGCGATGTATTGTTGTCTTAGTAAATCAGGTGGAGGACGTGATTTAGATAGAGCAAATTTTTATTTTGCACAATTTCAAACTAAGCTAATGGAAGCACTTGGTAAATCATTACATTCAAGACAGAAGCATGTTTTATATGGTGTTGATGAAGTATCTGTTCCAATTGGGCCAAGATTACCAAGTAATTATCCTAGTTCTGATTGAGGTATAAAAAATGGCACATACAAATACATGGGATGCATCTTACGAATCCCTTCCAACTGATGATAATTATGTATATGAAGTTGATAATTATATTCGTGAACTAATACTTAATGTTAGAGAACGTTTTGCTAAAGATCATTATATTGATATTGCAGGTACTGATGCAGATCATGGTGAACATCAGAAGATTACATTCCATTCACAAACTGCTAAGCCTACAGCAGTTGCAAATAAAGGTTTTCTTTATACTAAGGATGTGTCTGCAAAAGTTGAGATGTTTTTTGAAGATGAAGATGCTAATGAAGTTCAGATTACAAGTGCAGGTAATCTTAATATGTCTGCTGGTACACTTGAGGCAATAATAGGAACTATTTATCCAGTT